CAGGTACTGCACTCTGGTCATCAACAGCAGTCGCAGAATTGTCCCACAACACCTGGTCGCCAACAGCGAATACGGCAGCAGATACCTTTGGCAGCGTTACCACGCCCTCTATCTGTACTGCACCGATGCCAGTCGTTGCAGCAATATCGGTCAGTGCAACACCCAGCATAATCGATGCCGTACCGATCTTTACCGGGTCGCCAGAACTGATGGCACTGCCAGTATTCGCGAAGTCGATAACTTCACCCGTTCCAATTAACTTTGTAGACATTTTAAATCCTCCAAAACACCCCGTCAGGTTGACGGGGTATCAGGTTAATGGTTATTAATTGCCGTCGTTGAAATAAGCAGCACGGAAGTCCAGCGGTGCCGCTACTGCATCGATGCGAACCTTGTACTCCACGCCATCCTGACTCCATCCGTCCTTGCTTTCCAGATACGGAGCATCATTACCGTCAAGGAATGCAACCTCAACAGTATCGTGCATCTGCTGGTTAGCCAGCATGTACCAGGCTAGTGCGTCAGCCGCATCAAGACGGGCATCGGAGACAACGGTGAAAGTGCCGCTGATCGTGTTCGGGGTCAGCGTACCAGCCGTGCCAGCAGGATCATATTCGGCTGAGGCCAACACTTTTGCAGTGCCTTCCAGAGCCTTCGGAACGAGCAGGTATGCCGGGCTGATGTTCAGCACGTTACCCGCAGGATCAGTCTGCAATGCCATTGCAGTACGAGCCGCCTCGATGGTTGAAACAGACGGTGCTGCACCAGAACCACCGGCCACGTAATTGCTGTGGTTAGCGTGGAACAATGCCGTTGCGTCCTGATTCATGGTCGGGTTCCCGGTCAGCGTGGCATAGGCCAGATCGCCCACCTTGCGGGAGGCTGCTCGGCCCATGCTGCGCGGGATACGGGAGAACGCATCCAGATCATCGTTAATGATAGCCTGGCGTGAAATGTTAAACATCTTGCCGTAAGTGGCAAGGGTCAACACTTCCTTGAGATCAGAGAACGTGCCGTATTTGTACTCACCATTCTCATAGATCACATCGAGATCGCCGAACGTAGACATATTCACCCGGCTGGCCTGACGGAAGTCACTCAGCGAACCCTTGCGAGCCCAGACGTTCCACGTTTCCGGTGCCTCCTCGAATCCAATCAACGCTGCCTTGTTTGCAACGTTTTCCAGCAGGCTGCTGAAATCGGAGGTGGAATGGCCGATAACTGCGCGGGTAAATGCTGCACCCACCATGCCACGCTGATCCATGCCTTTGGTGTCTACGTTAATAGCACGGAGATATTCGCGAGCAATCTCGCTCATCCGCATACCGTAAAACTCATTTCTGCGTGCCGCCTTTTGTGCATCCCGATCCTCAATCAGGTTAGCGCGAACCATGATTGCTGCCTCTGCGCCTTCCATGAAACGATCCAGCACATCAGCGCCACCACGGTTGAAACTGCCCTGTTGAAACTTGACATCCTTTGCGGTGCCTCGATCCATTGATCCGTTCGATTCCGTCTGGCGATAATCACCAGCCATCGGTTGTGCATCACCGGCCAACAGGGATAGCAGCAACTCGTTTGCACGAACGGCTGTAATACCCTTGTCAACGCAGCTATCCAGCAAATCCTGGTACTCGCCGCCACGGGTCAGATAGGCATTGAAGCTGGTGCGGATATCGGCCTGGCGCTTGCGCTCGGCTTTTGCACCTGCATCCTGACCCTCTTTCAGATTACGCTCGCGGGTCACTTTCAGATCAACAACATTCAGATCGTCACGGGCATCTTCTCCACCCGACTTGTTTTCAGTAGGCATGATGCCCTCCATATTTCGGTTAATGCCGACAGTATGATCCGCCGGAACGGTTACTACACTTGCCTCATGGATTAGCCAGTCAGTGACACGAACCGTGTCGCTCTCGGCATCCTCCTTCCACTTTCTGATTTGATATCCGATAGAGATATCCTTCAAAAATCCATCACGCACATCGTCCCAGACCTCTGAGGCTTTTGCGTTTTTGCTAAAATGCAGAACACCGCGCAACTTGCTATCCGCGTCCAGCCGGATATCACGGATAATGCCGATTGGCTGGTCAGCGTTATGATTGAACAACATTGGCAACCCATCCACGGCCCGGCTGAGATCGATAGCATCGGACTCATGCACCAGCACCTCCGTTCCGAACCACCGAGATACGGGTATCTCACTGGATAGTGCGGCAGGGATTGTCCTCGCCTCGTTGTCTGCCTGATCTCGTTGTAAAACTAGCGTGCGCTGATAAACCTCGCCACTAATTGTGCGCTCGGTCATGACTTCCTCCGTGTTAGGCTGCGGCTTGATCTGCCGCTAATTGTGCTGCGTCCTGTTCGGACGTTGGAATAGATGTTGGTGTCTCTACCACCGGAGCCAAGGTGTCATTCTCGCGCTCCTTGTCTACTGCTGCCGGGTCGCCGCCACGCTCGCGGATCACCTGTGGCCTTGACTTGAATCCTTTCTCCACGGCCATCGCATCGGCCTCGACCTCCTTCTTGGGATCGATCCACGGCATCCCCGGCGCACGTATCAGCGGAGCGTACAAGGTTGCCTCATCGATGCCGGCAGGGATTTTCAACTGCCCAGATACCCGCGCCATGTCTACGAAGTTTCTCCAGATCGGCATCATCTGGGAATGCACGAAGAACTTGTTCATCCGCGCATATCCGGGTGCCGCTTCTACCATCTCCTGCCGCTGCGCGGAATAGGTGCCGTCATAGGTATTCGAGATTGCGCTGTAATGAGTAGACGAACCTGCAGCCACCGCACGGAGTTGGTCGTTGCGGAAAGTGCCGAGGTTCGTGTTCGGTCGATCTGTTCCGATAGTCTCCACCGACTCGCCCGGCAGCAGGTTGTCAAAAATCATGCCGCTGTTCATTGCAAACGTGCGGCTGGTAGCATCAATATCCAGCTCCTGAGCAAAGTCTACGTCGCGCCGAATGAATGCCGTGAACGATGCCGCGATCCTGGCGGCAATGCGCTCCGATTCTTCATAGTCTTTAATATCGGCCAGGCGCTGTATAACGCCGTGCAGGATCGGCACACCGCGAGTTTGCTTGATCCTGCGGGATAGCTTTAGGTGCGTAATGATGTCGGCGCTCACCCGCTTGGTGGCGCTGCTTGTCCGACTATAGGGCAGCATCACATCGCCGGGATGTTCCTTGAGCAAATGATAGGCTATCGGCTTGCCCCAGGAGTTTTTCTCAACCCCGTTGATGATGTTTCCATCTTCCAAATTGAACGGCAGCATATCCGCCTCAATCAGTTCGATGGAATACGGCACCGCACTGCCATGCGCCAGGTCAGACCGCACCCCCATCACATGCTGCGTCAATACCTCGCCATCCCGTAACCAAGAACGGCATAGCATCCGCTCGACCTCGTTACCGGGCAGCTCACGCGTAACCTCGGGACGCTGCCAAAAATCTGACCAGAGATCCCGCAACTGCTGATTGACCTTTTTATTCAGAACGCCCGTCTTGCTGGATACCATCGGCTCGATAGTCAGACCGGCACCGATAATCCGATCACACAGGGTATCAAGAATACCGATTGCGATGTCGTGATTCTCATCCAGATACCGGCACCAGGAGCGCAGCTTACTGCCCGCGTTCGACATCACCGCATCGCCACTATAACCACCCGACTTGACTGCCTTGTGGTGACTAGAGGTCTGTGCGGCATCGTACAGTCGGGTCATGGCTCTGGCCTTCGCACGCTTGAGCGCCAGCACGGGGAACAGGCTGCGGAGGATGTTTTCAAGATTCATTTCGGCACGGCTCCAATGGTCGTGTTCTTTACCAGCTTGCGGTTGCGAGTTACAGCACGCAGGGTTCTGGCGATTTCATCTGCCATATCCGCGCTGATCTGGATAGTCTGCGGGAACTCAGGCCGACCCAGCCGTTTAGCTTTGTCGAGAAGCTCGGCAATCTCCATCAATTCCATGTGGCAAGCCTCACGGTTACATCGCTGGTCACGCCAGCCGCCTGAGCAGTCAATG